TACATTAGTGTTGCTAACTGTGAAGTAGAAACCTGTTTGTAAACCAGTAATTGATATTGGATCAGGGCTAGTGATGTCTTCATCTCTTAACGGAGATCCTTTTGGAATATACATGTCAAACACAACTGCAGTTCCTATGCCAATTGGTGTTCCATTAGCGTCAGAGATGTTTGAACATATACCAACTCCAGTGACAACACCAAAGTCTCCTCCAAATGATTCAACAGTGTTCTCTTCCCTAACGTATGTAGGAGGAGCAATCAACACTTGTGGATGTGAAACTTGTGTATATCCAATACCAGGTGATGTAACTGTAATCGCTGTGACAGATCCGTTTGCGATTGTTGCAGTTGCGGTTGCTATAGTTGTGCTTCCAATACCTGCGAAAGGTGTTCCACCAACACTCACAGGTTGTTGTATTGTAACTGTAGGAGCAGAAGTGTAACCATCACCACCATCAGAGATTACAATAGATGAAACTGTATTTCCAATTGAAACTGTAGCTGTTGCAGCAGCACCAGCAAGAAATTCTAATTCATGACTTGCATTGACAATTTGAAGATCTTTTTGGAAGTTTCTATCAATTGGGTTTTCATTTTCTGGATTAAAGAATGGTCTGCAGTTATCAAGCCAGAATACTGTATCAGCAACACCAACTGATTGTATTAGATATGCAGTTGGGAATAGATTAGGTTCATATAGTGGTCTATCTTTACGAACTATTTTACCATCAATAAATTTATCTTCAAGTTGTCTATACCATTTTACAGGTCTAGTTTCAGTAGCATCATTACCTATACCAACACCAAAGTATTGATTGGTAACAACTGTGTCTGAAGATTTAACTTCACCAACTGTTCTTGGGAACTCTACAAATGTTTCTGTATTATATGCAGGATCAAATCCAATCTGCAAATCATCACCAACTTTAACAGTTTCTACGATATCCCTATCTTTTACGTCTTCACCACCAGTTCCCCTGTAGAAGAATAATCTCATGACATCACCTTCATTTGGTGCTTCAGTCATTGTTATTGTTCCACCACCATTAAATTCATAACCTTCACCAGGCACTTGTAGAACATCGTTTATAGTAAGAATGATGGTGTTTTGTACAACGATATTTGATCCAGTTCTTCCTTGTATAGCAAATGCCTCACCACCAACAGTTAGTGGGAATGATTTTCTAGTGCCATCAAATAGACTTGAGAAATCATCAAGTGCTTGAAGTTCACCCATTGTCCACATATTAAACTCATCATGATGAACTTTCTCTAATGTTAACTTGAATGGTTTGAATAGATGTGCATCTATAGGAATAGCGTATGATTCACCAGGTGCGGTTGCAAATGTGGGAACTGTTAATACTTGAGAGTTACCATATCCAAAACCTGTATTAGTAATTTCAAAATCAATTACACGACCACCTGTAGTTGCAACGCCAACTGTGATGTTTGCTCTTGCTTGAGTTCCACCAACACCTGGTGTAGATGCATGATCATAGTGTAGAGGAATGTCTTGATAAGGTAGAGGTGCGTCAATAATGGCTTCAAATGTAGATGAACCCACGCCAGTAAAGCCAGGAACAGGATCAGTCTGTGTAATCGCAATGCTAACAACACGACCATTTGTAACTGCTGCAGTTCCAATAAATTCTATGACAGGTGTTCCTGTAGAGGTTGTAAAGGCAACACCAACTTTAACTTCAGTTGCTATACCAACACCACTTATTGAACTTGTTGTTGCTCCCATGGCAGGGCCAGGATTTACTCTATAACCAGATCCACTATTACCAATACTAACTGCAGTAACGATACCAGAGGAAGCAAAACGAATTGTAGCACCAGCAGAAACTAGTGGTTGATATCCAAATCCCTCACTAGATGCCACAGAAACTATAATACCACCTACGGGTATAGATGCACTTTGAACATCATTTGCTATTGAAGATGCGGTTCCTGTAAATGTTATTGAGGAAATACCAGACACTTCCGATAATTCATAATCATTCGTTTCACCAGCACCTTGTAATATTCCATTAACTAAAACAATACCAAGGTTAGTTGCAATACCAGTTACATTTGCATCATCACTTGTCAGTGTGAATACTTTCTTTTGACCATTGAACTCTTGAGCAATATCATCAATAGCATAGTTTCTACCATAAGCATCAAAGTTACCACCCTTAATACCCGATCTATTGAATATTCTACCACTGAAACTTGATGTGGTTGTAATACCAACGAAATCTCTTTCGTTAGGTGGTGAGGTTGCAACACCAACTTGTGGTCTATTTCCAATCGGTGCTGCAGCAAAGTTAAGTGTACTGTCAACAATATTATAATTACCAACCATCTTAGTGACAACATCATGATTGGAATGATCTAGAAGATCAGTTCCCATCCAATTTCTATGAACTCTAATCGCACTACTAATACCAGCATTATTAGTTGCAATTATCTTCATCATTTCATTACCAACTTTTACAACATCACCACTAAAGAATGATGTAATACCAGAGGTAAACATTATAGTTTCACCTCTCTTAAAGTCTACACCAAGAGATGTGGTAACTGAAGTTCCCACTATTGGACTTTGAATAATATTATCAATTGTTATTAATGCTCTTGTATTTTGATTTTTACTTATTAGACTATGCGATGTTCCCACACCAACCGCACTTATATCTAAAGGAACATTGACTGATTTTAAAGCATTCTCTGCTGATGCTGCAAGTTTAACTACACTATCACTAACTTTGATAATAAAGACAGATGATGGAATATGAGTAAGTGTTGCTCCAATACCAGATAATCCTTGGCCAGGGAAATGTGTGGCAGCGATTCCTATTGCATCACCAGTGCTTCCAATACCTGTTGTTGTGCATCCAACTATTGGTTGTGCCACACTATATTCAACTTCTTCACCAGTTACAAAGAAATGGTTAGGAATTGTAATCGTATTATTTGTAACATCTACGATGCTTGAACTTGATCCATCAAAGTTTTGTTTAAATATCTCATTACCTTCATTCTTCACAGCAAAACCAGTTCTAGCACCAAAGAATGTTCCCTCGTAAATATCAAACTTACTTTGAATGGATGCAGAATTAAGTTCAATTTTTGCAGTGCTACTATCTTCTACAACTTTAAGTGCATGCATGAATGTCTTAACTTCAACTGGTATATTTGCATTTGGTACATATTTTAGTTCAGTAAAGCAATCTGTCGAATCTCTTGCTCCCTCTATAGTTCCTATACCTGATGTTGCTCCTGCTCCAGTTATAATATTTCCATATTCTGTTAAGAATACACGATCATCATCGTCAATCATCATAACTTCAGCAAATTCATACGTATCATTCAAAGTATCTTTGATTTGAACTATCGCATATGCAGCATCAAATTCCTCACCGTAGCTACCAATTCCTACAGATTCTGGTGCAGATCTTGCTGGTATGGATGTTGACTTAGCAATCAATGAAGCATTCTTTAAAGATACTGTTCCTAAACCTGTATATGTTTCAGATGATAATCCTATGGTAACTGAATTAATAAATGCAGTTACAATGCCAGCATTTGGAGTAAATCCAATTTGAATTTGAGCAGTAGTTCCAAGACCAACTATATGTGGTCTAAATGTTCCTAATGGTTCTGCAGCAAGATTATCTCTTCTATTATGAATGGTTAGTTGACCATATTGTTCAAATGCTACAGTAGATCCTAAACCTACAGCACTTTGATTCATAACCATGCTTAATTCATTATATTCAACAGTTCCTTCACTTGTTGCTATGGCCACTATAACTTTAGCGGATCTAGGATTATGTAATTCTTCTGAGTTACCTGTTGCTAATCCTGTTGTAGATGCGGTTCCTACAGTTGCTATGATGACCTCTCCTCCACCATGAGCAGATCCACCTAGCGTTGTGGCAGCACCAATATGAACAAGTGCTGATGCTGGACTTGAGGATGCTCCTATGCTAGTTGATATTCCAGCAGTTAGAGAAGTTGTAAGACCAAGTTCATTAAGATTGTATGAAAGTGTTACAACATTATAATTATTAAACTCACTCTTATTTGGGAAGAACTTAAGAACAGCCTCTGTTCCATCAACATCAGTATCCATTGAACCAAGATCTCTGACAGTATCTACTTGACCATATTGGTTAATCATTGATTGACCACTAATGGGATCAAACAAAGCGTTAACCATCATTAATTGTCTTTCACCTGTAAATAATCTATCCTTCACATACACCATGAATCTATTTTCTTTATTCCCAGTAATACTAAATCTACCTACTTCAGAAAATGCAGTGCTTCTTGGTTGATCTTGGAAATCATCACTAATATTATCAATTGTAAGGACTCTGTTTCCTACTGATTCAGCATAATCAATTAATATTCTGTTTTGGAAAGTAATTTCATCAGATAGATTACCAGCTGCAGGGGATCTTGATTTTAAATTTTCTGTAACTAAATCAAAATTATCAACTTGATGTAAACTCTCAAATCCCTGTAAATCAATAACACCTGTTACTGTTCCAGCAGTTCCAACCACCAATGATGCTTTTTGAGCAACTGGTAAATTGGATTCTAATTGAAGGTTACTGTATTTTCTGAATCCAGAGGTGTGTGTAAGAGTATTAACAACATCTTTCCATTTTTCTTCAAAAACTCTAGATTTTATTGCGTATGAAAATCTTTGATAATATTCATTTTCATGAGTAACTTGAAGAATATCATTTAATTTACCAGTATCATACTCCCACCCATTGTTAACTAAAGAGAAATAATTAACTAAGAAGTTAGTATCAAACGTGAGAACTATTTCAGATACAGTTCCTTTTGCACCTGTCTCTGCTGATTCAATTAATCTACCAACTTCAAAGTCACTAGATGCCTCTACGGTCAACCACTGACTCTCTTCATCATATTCAAAAGCAAGACCAGATACAGGCCCAACGCTAGTTTCTGATGTTAATGTTTCATTTGCATTAAATGTGTTAGGTTGCAATACAGGAGAGAACTGTGGGAAATCCCTTTCTCTTACTAATATTGCTGATGATAGTGTTGTGTTAAAATTACCAGGTATTTCACCACTAGGAACATTACCACCCATACTATAAGTTACGACACCAACATTACCTAAGTTTTCATGAACCTGTGTTACTTCAAAAGTTCGATATTGATATGCATCTGAATTATATCCCTTTCCTGTAGATCCAACACCAACACTAGCATTTTCTACAAATACTTTATCACCAACTTCTATTGGGAAGTTTTCTGTCAAACTATAGGCAACTTTTAATGTAGCAGCAACCGTATCTGTACTTGAATCATAAACAAGGTTTGTTACTCTAATTCCATTTGGATTGTTTACAGGAACAATGATTGGAGTTACGTTGGATAATCCAAAAGTATTTTCAATAATATCAACATAACCAGATCTATCAGGAGTCTCTAAATTATATGCTAAATCAACATCTTCATCTTTAACTCTTGTAACACCATCAAGAACAACTAATGTTGGTGGTTGATTATAACCTCTACCATAAGATGTGATTCCAACCTCTCTAAGGCCAGATAGTGCCTCAATCTTAATAATTTGAGGTAATTTTGATTGTGGTCTTAACGTAAAGTCTGATGGATAATCAAAACCAATACTTTCTAATTTTGTAGTTTTAGGAGCACCAATTGAAGTGCTTGATGCCTCTAGAATAGCACCTGTTCCTGTATCAGATGTGACAGTTGAGACACCAGGTAATCTAGTATACCCCTTTCCTTTTTCTGATAAAGAAATTGCTGCTATGGGGCCATATGCACTCTTAGATGTAGTATCATATATTATTTCAGTTGTTGACGAATTAGTATAAGATGATTCCTCTGGGAATCTATCTAAATCATATGCAAAAGTATTATCAGAATTTGCTAGAATATTAAATTGACCAGCATAGAGACTATCTCTAAATGTTATTGAGTTATTACCAATAATTTCTTTGTCTAATACTAATTCATTATTTACATCTGGATTATCTGAATCAGTGTTTGCAACTAAGTTATAGTAAAGTATTTTTGGAGTATTTTGATTATATGTAAGAATCAATTTACCATCAATACCAACAGTTCCTGTTCTACTTACATTAAATGTTGTTGACTTTTCATTTGAAGTATATTCATGTATGAAGTTATAATCTGTATAAAGTTCTAAATCAAATGCTGGTAAAGTATCTGCAACTTTTGTAAATGCTAAAGATGAGTCTGATAAATCAAATGTTATAGTTCCATTTCTATAAAATTCAAGTGGTGGATTAACAAGATTTAAAACTCCATTGTTTCCAGTATTAGCAGTGAGAATACCAACAAATTTTGGTCTTCTTTGTCTTGTTTGGAATCGACTTCCGCATAACTTAATTTTATCTTTATTGATTACATAAACAAAATACTCTTCATCATTAACTAAACCACCCATTGGGCTAGATGACGTATGAATAACTCTTTGACCAGTTATCATTTCGTGATTGAGTATTTCAATTGCATCAGGTATACCAGTTGATGCTGTTGATGTGGTGATACCAGAAGCTGTGAAGTCTAATGTTCTAGCAATAAGTTTTCTATTTGCTTTGTTATATTTGATTGGAACTGTTGTAACTATTCCAGCATTTACAGTTAAGAATACTCTATCATTATTCTTTAATCCATGAGTGCTTGCAGTTGAAACAGTAACTTTGTTTTTCTCAATAGATCCTGTAACAGTTTTATCATAATTTACTTTTAAACTATGATATGTTCCAGTTCCGATACCTATGAAGTATACAAGACCTTGCTTTTTAGTTGTTGCTGCAGCACCTACAAATATATCTTCGGGATCTATACCATCACCTGGTGTTCCTAAACCTATTCTGACTGTAGATAAACCAATTAAATCATCACTTAGTTTGGCTACAAATAAATCTGTTCCCTCTGGAAGATTTGCAGATGCACCGAATAAATTAGCATTAGCACGATTCGTAGATATACCTATTGAATTACCAGTATTTCGATTATATCTTACTTTATCTCCAGTTTTAAATTTATGATTTGGTAAACGTATAGATCTAGATGGAATGAATATTTGAGATAAACCACCACCAGGACTTGAAATGGTTACTGTTGTTCCTATTCCAGGCCCAGCAGTTGTTCCAACACCAACTGATTCGACTGGGTTGAAATAATATTCAGTATCAACTTGATTATCAAATTCAGTTGTAAACCCAACATCTATTTTAAATTTTCTAGGATCCTCTTCTATTGGTGTTCTAATAGTGTGAGTTGCTCCTACTACACCATCTTCTAAACTATTTTGATTTCTTAAAACTCTTATCCTAGAGTTTGCAGCATCAACATTTAATATTTTTACTTGTTCTTGTCTTGTTCCAATACCCACTTTTAATACATCATTCTCTCTTAAATTGAGACTGTTGAGATTATCATTAGGTGATGGTAGTTTACCTTGAACATTAAAGAATGTTACTAACCCAGTGGCAGCTACTGATCCTATTCCTTGAGAAACCACTAATTGTGCAGATGAAATACCAATGTTAAAAGTTTTTCCTCCAAGATCAGAACTGGTGGTTGACATCCCTGAGACAAAAATCTTATCTAAATTTTGTAATTGTATTGGAGTGGTATGAACACCAATAAATCTACCTTTTTCTTGTGCTGGATAAAATTCAATATTTTCTAATTTAGTATTGGTAACAGCAATAGTGCCAATTCCAGGCCCTCTAACCTTGGAAACTTTTGCCACAGTTTCAAAATTATCAGCAACTGCCTCTTCAAAAACAACTTTATCACCAACTTGATATAAAGATCCACCAGTGACTATTCCGACTTTTTCTACAGAACCCTCTGATGCATAAACTATAGATCCTTCTTGTGTTACAAACTTATATGATTGACTTACATAATTATAAGCACTATCATCTTGAAGCAATTCATATGGTTCCGTATTTCTTACCCAACTAGTTTCATTAAGATCAATTTCATCTTGATTACTCTTTGATAGGAAATTGAACTCGTTTGGTTGTGCTCCAAAGTTTTCACCGAGTAAATATGGGAATTTTGGTTTCTTGAAGTTGTCAAATGGATCGCTAGAATCATCAGTTAATGTAGATTCAAGAGTAGCAAAGTATGCGTATACTCCGTTAGGATATTCTGGAGTTACACCATATCTTCCGTTATTTTCATCAAGAAAACTTTCATCAGTGCTACTATTCCAAGTGAAATCTTCAATGAAAAATTCTTGAGGGAAGATACTAGTCGGAGGTCTATTTGTTTTTAAATCTATAGAATATCCAGATTTAAGTTGAGTTACAGATCCACCAGTGCTATTTTCATATCCATAAGGGCCATATATTGGAAGACCATCATATGCCCAACCAATAATTGGTGAGTGTTGTGTTTTATTTTCTTCTGTTTCACCATTTAATAATGTTAAATCTCTACTTCCAAATAATGGATCACCATCAGCATTGTTTTGATATACAATTTTTCTTAGACCTCTTGGTGCATATGCATGTGAAACTTGAAGTTCACGACTTATCTGTGTTGGTTTTTCTATGAATGTATCAGAGGAATCTATATTAGTAAAATTCTTTCTAACTTCATTAACTTGCCATGTTTTGAGATTTGATTGGAATATTGCAAATTCACCTGCTGATTCTACATTAAGGGAGGTTGTAGACGCACCGTAACCAATACCACCTTTAATTATCTTGACTGATCTGATTTGACCACCTACTATTTCTGGAACTAATTCAGCTCCAGTTCCAATACCTGTAACTGAAATACTAGGAGGAGTATTATATGATTGACCTCTGTTTTGAATTGCAACGTCAATAATTTGACCATTAGCAACAACAGGCAATAATTCACCACTTACACCAGCATATAAATCAACTCTTGGTTGTCTATTAAAGTTAAGTATTTCAGATGCACCATAACCAACACCACCATTTGTTAAATGAACAGACGTTACTTCTCCTCTAAAGAGAGGCTGAGGCACACATTGAAAATTCTTTCCTTCAATTGAACTTATACCAACGATGCCTTCTACTGTCACAACAATCGGATCATAATTAAAACTATGAGTTCCAACTCCGATGGATCTTAAGTTTTCATATTGTTTAGTTCTAAAATAGAAATCTTTTGCAGTTGTTCCCACACCAACTGTTGATAATTTAAATGTGTTTTCATCAACCACAAAAATATAATATTTCTTATCGCTTGCAAGACCCTCTACAGCAGTTCCATTTGCATCAGCACTATAAGTTACAATCTCACCTGTCTTATAATCATGGTTATTAATCGTAATTCTATCAAGTGCCGTATTAATACCAGTTGGTTCACATGTCTTAAGTTTATTTTCATATCCTTCACCTGATTCTAATACATTTATACTACCAACTTGAGATTTTCCATTTAATGATTTAAATTGATGATTTCCTTCACCAAACGCAGTAAAAGCTATGGTATTAATACCAGCGACAGCTTCATCTAGATTTCTATGAAGTCTGATTGTTTTTTCTGGGAACCAAGTTGTTCCAGCATATCCTACAAAACTTGATATTGTTGTTATTCCACTGGGAGTATCTGTATTAACGTAATATACAGCTCCAGTGCTTAATCCCGCTAATGCCTTTTCTCCAAAAGTATCATATACAATTCTTTCATGATTCCTAAATTTATGATATGTTAAAAATCCTACATTATAATCATTATGAGTGGTGATTGCAACTGTTTGAGATCCTGATCCAGCGTTAAAGACCACCTGATGTGGAACAGTGACCATTTTACATTCTGCTACAGCACCAGTTCCATTTCCACCACTAATTGATATTTTAGGAATATCAACATAATCAAAGCCTGGATCTAAAACTCTAATCTCTTGTAAATTACCTCTAGTTGCTACAAAACCAGTAGCACCAACACCAGTAGCATCATTAATAGCCAGTAATGGTGGATTTATAACGTCATATTTTCTTCCACCACCAGCGACATCTATTGATTTTAAATCACCGTAATAACAGAGGTCTTGAGATTTATAACTTAATATTTCAACACCATTAATTAACATTCCATTGTATCCAATTCTAGTTGGATATTTTTTACCATCATAAACAGGCATATCAATTTCTCTAAACAGTTTTTGTGGTAAAATCTGTTTTCTATGAAATTCATATTTTTCAAAAGTATTATTCGTAATTTCAGTAGTAACAGTTGATTCTGATACTTTTTGATAATTACCATCGTATAAATTTGAACGAGATTTTGCTAATTTTATATCATTTAAATTTACTCTCTCTACAAAATACAATCCTTCTGCAAACAAAAAACTAGATACTGTTCCATCATCATCTTTCTGTGGAGTATAGTAAATTGCATCACCACTAAAGAAATTATGATCATTAGCACCTGTGGTAATACCAATAATAGTTTGACCACCAAGAAATGTTCCTGATAAACTAATTTTTTGTGTACTTGGGTTTAATTTATGATCTGATCCATAAGTTGGTATTGAGTTAGAGGCAATTAGATTTGTAAGTTTAGAAAGCGTATGTGCATACCCAACTTCCTGCATATAAACATTTTGAATATTCGCAGTGTAATCATTTAAATGTTGATGATTATTATCAACACTACTTCCATCAGAATTTGGTTTTGAAAGAGTTTTTGTTATTGCAACTACTGCAGAAAGGCTACTTATCGCAGCACCTCTAATTCTAACTTTTGTAGCACTTAAAACATCAGTGACAGCGTAACCACCATCTAAAGTAGCATTGTTTGTTTGAACTGTTACAGTATCATTTAACCTTATTCTATGAAAATCTTTTGTTACTACTTCGTAAGTATTGTTAGACGCATCTTGTAATGTTATGCTATCAATATTATACTTTGGTTGAACATTAAATACCCAGTTGTTTGATTTAAAATCAGTTACTTTAGCAATCTTTCCTAAAGACTTTAATTTTATCTTTGCACCCTTTCTTTGATAAAAAGTATTAGGTAATTCAATACCACTTAATACACCTGTTATACGACACCGTATGCCGTCTGTAGTGACCCCTGCAGTGCTGTCTGCTTGCCCTAGGGCATATACATAGGTATTTTGTTTAATAGGTGTAGCATCCTTAATAGTGGTGGTTATACCAGTGGTGCTTATGCCTAAAAATTGTGTTATGTTAGTGCTTGAATATGTGCAAACTCCTGTCGTTCCATTTTGATATTTGAATGTTAATGATCCTTTATCAGGAAATCCTATTGTAGAATCAACATCTATAAATGTCTGTGCAGCACCAACTGATCCTACATTCCTTGAATTAGCATGTATACCAAATTCACCATATAATAATTCATCAGAACTACCTGTTCCAAAAGATGCATCAATGCTAACTTTATAATAAGTGTCTGTTAATAGACCAACTCTAACCCTCTCAACCATTGATACAGGGCCGTATGCTCTAGATAAATTCTCAAAGGGATCTTGAAAGAGAGTTTTATTTTCAAGATCCATTGGATCTCCTTGTATCGCTTCAACTATAATGTCACGAGTTTTTCTATAGTTTGCATCTGATGGAGCAATAACATAATCAGCAGGTCTTACAATATCTACTTCTTCATTAAATAATGACTTGAATAGTATTTTAAATGATTCATCAGTTCCTCTTGAATTATAAAAATCTTTTGAGTGACGAATAAACTGTGGTTGGTTTAATCCAGTGTTTAAATCTTTTTGAAAACCAGGTAAAAATTGTTTCTTTGACTTCTTTAAAAACTCTTGTAAGAATAAAACACTTAAATTATTAACTTGACCACCACTTGTTCCAACACCAACAGCATGACTAACTGCTTTAGATGATGAAAAAACAAATTCCTCTGGTTCATCAGGATTGCTAAAAGAGGTTATACCAGAAAAACCACGAATACAACCAGTAAATGAATTTGTTGTTAATCCAGTATATGAAATTATTTCATTATCTATCTTTAAAAGACCATAACTATCAGGAAATCCAGTTGTATCCTTTACAGATATGGTTTCATCAAATTGACCAACGGCACTTGAGAGAGTTGTAAAACCAACTAGAGTTCCAGATTTGTTTAATTGTACATAAGAATCTAAATTATTAATTATATCAATTGGGCCACCCTGATATTCTTGACCCTGATAATAAGCACTTAAAAATTCACCAACTAAAGGACTGTCATCCTTCACATAACTAGGAAGTTGTTCTTTTACAACCTTATTAATTTGAACTTTTTTTTCTGTCATGTGGTTATCTTACAAGCTTCTTGTCTTTATAACTTGGAGTAACAGTGTATGTTGAACCAGATGGGTCTGCACCTGAAGCAATTTCGTCAATAATCATTTCTACGTTACTAGTATCTAGTTGCAAATATAGATCCTGTAATCCAATTACATCATTTGAGAATGGGCAAGTGGAAATTTCTAAGATTTGTTGAGCATCTTTTGTCTTACCTGATGTAATATTAATAGGATTAAGTGTAATTCTACCAGTTTCATAGTTAACCACACCTATATTTTGCCTTTCAATCAACGGTGTGGTTGATCCTGGTGCATCTAAAGAGAATAAACCAAGAGTTCCAGTCTTTGCATCAGCGTTTGGTAGGTCATATAAGTAAACTTCATTACTAATATCTAATACTCTAAAGGCAGATGAACGAATATTAAACCCATCCATGTATCTAACATCAAATCTATTACCAAAATCAATGGCATATTCGGCAAATTGATCGGTTGCTAGTCTTAAATCTCTCCTCATTTCCACAGTTGTGATATTAGAAGTGATAGATTCATGACTTTGATCGATAACTTTTAAGAATTTACTGTATTTGAACCTTGCTCCATACTTATTTAGCTCTGCAGATGCAGCTAATTTGTTAATATTATTCAAAATTTGTGATGAAACCATTAAAGCGTTGGGTGCAAGACTCGTATTATAGTAAACTTTACTCTCAGTCTCAAGAAAGAGATACTTGAGATCAAGAATTTCGGGTACAATTCCAGCCACAGAGTATTTTCGGAGGTCTCTTTTGATATTTTCCTTAATTGCATTCGGAACAAAGTCACCAGTTCGAGGTTTTATGCTAATAAACACCTTTCCATACTGTGGAGGAACCAATTCTTCGCCTCCATAAACTGAAATTGACTCAGTTTCTGGATAAATTTTGTTAGGAATTAATATTTCATAGTCATTTGAGGTCAAAGCACGGTTTTGAGTGGCATAAATCTGTGGTGCAAACTTTTTAACAGACTCAACACTCTCAATTTCATCTCCACCAGTAGAGGGTATGTTGGCAGTTACAAGAGAAATACCACTAGTTATGGTATTTTCGACTGCATTTCGAGAATATACGCATTTTCCCGCAAAAGATAGGTTGCTTATACCATTTCCATCTGATCCATTCGACAAAATATACGAAACTTCGACAATATTTCCATCTTCAAGTGCTTTTCCAAAGATTCCATCACCAAAAATGATCTCATATTGCTCATCTTCTATCTCTTGAATGTAATAAATGAGTGAATTTTTGTTTATTGAGCTGCCTGTAACCGCATCAAAGAGACTATCTTGCCTTACATAGTTAGATAATAGCGAAGAAGTTGAACTTGGTCTTACATTTACCTCTAAAGTCTCTAAATCTATGCCAGAATTTGATAAAATGAACCTTTGATTGATATTATTTGTTGAAAATGGAAAACTTTGGTCAACTACAGTGCCTTCTTTCACTTCTACATCCAAAAATGAGGCAACTCCGTCAACTACAGGTTTTGTGATGTCTTTTGTAGTGCCAAAAACGAAAGATTGACCACCAAATTGGTTAGAAGCAGCAACTGGCCCTTTTTTTAAGGTAATTGTTGTTGGTGGAGGTGTAATTCCTGGTTCTACAGTAAAATTTATCGTTGCCGTAGACGCTTTTCTTGATCTGGGGATATATCCGATGTTTCTAGCAAGTGCAACAACGTTTTCTCTAAGAGTTGCACTATCAATAAAGACCTCATTTGAGATCATATTGGCATTATATGAAGTAATATAGGTATTATATGCTAAAACATCTAAAATTGTAGACAAATTTGACCCCTCGAAGTCATAATCCGTAAAATTCGAGTTGGATTGCAAATATTGTTTAAGTGTTTCTTTAATCTGGTCAAAATCCAGACTTGTAAAGTTTAATAGTGCCATTTATCGTGATGGAAGCAAAGCAAATTCTAATTGTGTAGGAGGTATATCAATACCAACAATTCTATACGTGATTATTACGTCAAATTGGTTTTCATCAAAGTTAGGATCAACCTTGACATCAATTATTTCAACTCTAGGTTCATAATTTTGAAGACAATTCTTAATTTCATCTTTAATTGATATCGCAGTGATATCATCGACATTTTCAAACAATATTTCACTTACACTTGATCCAAAATCAGGATCAAAGAACTTTTCACCAGGTGTAGTCGATACAATATTACGCACAGCTCTCGCTATTGCATTCTCATTCTTCAAAGCGATCAAATCACCACTCAAGGGATTAAACTTGAATGATATACTAAGATCTTTGAAACTTTTACTAACTCTTTGAGCTGGCATTAGTAGGTTTTAGTACGTATTTTTATTTATGAGGGTTTCTTAACGATATTCAGTGATAGTTTCGTAACTTTCAATCTCATAATCCAATCCATCATCATCTACATCATGAAGACGTTCATAAAAGTCACTAGAACTCTCTGTATCAGTCTTTTTAGGTGTTAGAGAGTCATTAGATATCTCTCTTAGCATTTTCTTTGACATAAGAACCTCCAAGTAGGCACAAAAAAGTGCCTAAAAGAACATTTGTTCCTATTTAGACACTATATCTATTAGTTTTTAACCTAATCCGTCTAATGCGGTATTTCCGATGCCTATGTCACCAAATTCACTTCTTTCTTTTGCTGTTTTCCAGAAATAATTCTCTTCAGAACCCAATCCATCACGATCATGACCATTTTCAACTTGATAATAAACTGTTGATACCTTAAAGTCAGGATTATTGGGTACTTCGGGTGTAATACTATTATCATAGATACGCATCCTATTATTAGGATATAATGCAAACTGCCCATTATCCAATTCGATTAGATTATGTGACTTATGCTCTGCAGGCTGCTCACTGGTTGAATAATCAACTGCATCCACATCTTGGTGATAGTTATCTAATGTGCATATGTAAGTGCCTGTCTGCGTTCCGTAGTCTCTTGTATACAATTCATAGTGCATTGACCCTATAAACTGCTTTTGAACTGCTACAACCCCATAATCCATACAATTCCAGAATTGTAAGTTATGTAAGGTCATATCAGGATCTGGAATCTCAGGTGACGAGAGAAACGCGGATATTGGCAGCTTGTCAAACATTGCAGCATACTCAGGTAAGTATGTTTCAAAGTAAAAGGCACGGCCAGGTATTGACTTAGCAGATACCCAGACTCCCTTGACAAATTCACCGTGACCACTCTTATGGTCAGTTAAGTATTCTTTTCTTACCCATACCTCGTAAGATGGGAGGTTAGTTATAAGTGTTGACATTTAATCCCATTCTATTATATCAGGGCATAGAAGAGCATTACGAAGGTCTCTTGCATGCAGGTTGTGTTCGCATAATTTACTCATCCAGACTCTATCATCTAGATCTACTTGATCATCGGTGGATACCATTCGACAGCATATGTCGATTAATCTGTTCCGATACTTTGTGCTTAACATAGGTTCTTCTCCGAGAAGTCGCGGACGTTAGTTTAATTGTGTGGATCAAACTTGTAAATTATATAGAGAGCTGCGATAAAGAAAATGAGAAGTATCGCAATAAATTGTATCATTTATATAATCCTTGTCTTTTCATGACCAACGCGAATCCGAGGATCGCACCATATCTCATAATCAGAGTCTTGTGCATCGAGACAGAAGGATACGTCTTCACCGCACATGTCCTGTACATCACCAGACTCAAAGACTTGCATCTTCGGAGCAAACCAAGGATACTCAAGTTTCTCAAAGACACCGTGTTTAATCAGCACCCAACCAAAACCAGTATAATCACATGTGAAAGGTTTTTTACGCTTTTGCATAGTTTCCACAGTTTCGTGATTCATTACACCACCGTTCTTACGGAAGTCATCTTCTTCCAGCCAATGAGCGATACTGGTAGTAGATCCATCTTCCGTTGCATACCAACCAGCAGTGATCTCCTTTTCTGTACCGTCTGCAGATAATGCTAGATCACATAACTGCCAGAACTTATTTGTATCAAATACGATATCTGAGTCAATCCATAACTGATAGTCATATTTGAGTTTACCATCCCAAGGTATTTGATTAGGGCCTCTCAATACATTTGCACCTAATACTTTACATCTTGCAAAGTTTACCATAGAGGAGTAATCTTGAGAGATCTGTATACTCATTCCATTCTGTACCATGTCAAAACATAGTTGCACGAAGTTCTTAAGGAAGATATAAGAACATCCTCTGCCTGGTAGACAGAAGACAATTGCCTTTCCCTTCATTCGTGCCTTAATTGCATCAATATCCCAATCAGGTGCTTTGGTCTTTGGTGCAACCGTTTTTACTTTAAATCCTTTCGCCATTAAGATAAGGTCACTACATTATTATTTTACACCCTTATCTATACGTTGTCAATATGAATC